GACGATAAAACAACATAATGATAAACATTCCTGGTATAAAAGAGGAAGACCTGTATCGTGCAATGCAAAATGTAGATACTTTATCTAAAACCGAAAAGATAGAGCTATACTCTATGCTAGAAAAGCTAGAGGAGTTAAAGAGTAAAGAAGAACGACAATTAAATTTTTTGGAGTTTGTTAAACATGTTTACCCTGGGTATAAAGTTGGACCCCACCACTATAAGCTTGCGCAGATATTTGAAGACATTGCCAACGGCAAAAAGAAAAGAGTTATTGTTAATATTGCGCCAAGACACGGGAAATCTGAGCTTATCTCATATCTTGCTCCTGCTTGGTTTTTGGGAAAGTTTCCTCATAAGAAAATTATTATGGCGTCTCATACTGCCGATCTTGCTGTTAACTTTGGTAGGCGAGTTCGTAATTTGGTTAGTAGTACTCCTTATCATGACGTCTTTCCAGACGTAGAACTACAGGCGGATAGTAAAAGTGCATCACGATGGGGTACTAATTACAATGGCGAGTACTTTGCTATCGGTGTGGGGGGCGCTCTTGCTGGTCGCGGCGCCGATCTTTTTATCATTGACGATCCTCATTCAGAGCAAGACGCCAAGTTGGGACGTGCGGACGTTTTTCATCCTGCTTGGGAGTGGTTTCAGTCTGGTCCTATTCAGCGTCTTATGCCTGGTGGTGCAATTATTGTAGTAATGACAAGATGGTCTAAGCTAGATTTAACTGGCCAGATCATTAACCAAATGAATAAAAATGAGGATGTTGATCCTTGGGAAGTAATTGAGTTTCCCGCAATCAAAGATGATGGCGAACCTTTATGGCCTGACTTTTGGACAAGAGAAGAACTACTAGCTAAGAAAGCTGCACTAGATGTTCGTTACTGGAATGCACAGTATATGCAGAATCCAGTATCAGAAGAAGGTGCTTTAATAAAACGTGAGTGGTGGAACGTATGGGAAAAAGAAAACCCTCCTCAATGTGAATTTATTATTATGAGTTTGGACGCGGCACAAGAAGCCAACAATCGTTCAGACTATAATGCGCTTACAACATGGGGTGTGTTTTTTAACGAAGAAGTTAATAACTACAACATAATATTACTAAACGTAATCAACGAACGCCTAGAGTTTCCAGAACTAAAAGAGATGGTACTCAGGGAATATAAAGAATGGCAACCCGATGCATTTATGGTGGAAAAGAAATCAAACGGAGCAGCACTCTACCAAGAGATGCGAAGAATGGGAATTCCTGTTGGAGAATTTACGCCAGGTAAGGGACAAGATAAAATCGCTCGTGTCAATGCTGTAAGTGATTTGTTTTCAGCAGGCATTGTGTGGGCTCCAGATACAAGATGGGCACAAGAATTAGTTGAGCAGTGTAATGATTTTCCATCAGGTTCTAATGACGACATGGTGGATAGTATGACTTTAGCGTTAATGCGCTTTAGACAAGGTGGGTTTATCAAGTTACCTAATGATGATCCAGACGATTCTTATTTAATGAAATTTAGAAAGAAAGCGGCCTATTACTAATGGATACTAAATTTTGCAAAACATGTAATACTGAAAAACCTGTTGATGAATTTTACATACACACTAAAAAATCACTAGTAAAACATTTAAGTACTAAATGTAAAATATGTTTTTGTAAACGATCATTAGTATGTAGATCCGTTCGAAAAGAAACAGATCCATTACTACTTTGGGCTAAAGAGTCTTTAACTAGATCCAGACAACGCGCTAGAAAATATAATAGAGAACATACCCTAACAATAGATTGGATATTAGAAGAAGCTAAAAAAGTTAAAGTATGCCCGCTATTAAATATAGAACTACACTATACGAGTCAAATAAATAATAAAGACACTGCATCAATAGACCGCAAAGATTCTAATAGAGGTTATACCCCAGATAACTGCAAGATAGTATCTACACGTGCTAATAGGCTTAAAAGTAATGGTACACAAGAAGAGTTTGAATTGATGGCTATGAACTTAAGAAACTACTAATGATTTTATATCATATGAAAACTTTAAACGGGCACATAATGTTTAATCGGCCTATCAAGATTAGACGAAGTGACAAAGATTCTAGACGTTATGAAAGATTAGCAAGAAAACTATATAGAAACTCAAGGTACTGGCTAAAATGATAACGATTAAAGATAACATAATCCCAAAGGCCAAGTTAACGGAGTGTAACTTATTTCTAGATAAATCCAACTGGTCATACGGATGGCAATCAAGTAAAGAAGTTCCCTATGGTCATTGGAATGTAGACATTACTAAAACAGTAGCCAACAATCCTACTGATGTGTCTGATAGGTTACCAAAAGGTTTCAAAGAATTATGGTCTAGTATTAATAAAGAAGTATTTAAGGATCAGGCCAAGTTAACGAGGTGTTACTCCAACAGACAGACATTCGGTACAGAAGGCTACATTCACTTAGATTCAAGACGTGAGTCAGATCAAACCGTGATTGTTTACATGAACGAGAATTGGGAAGCTGATTGGGGTGGTGAGACTTCATTTTACAATAAAGATAAAACTGAGATTACAAAGTCTGTATTGCCACACTATGGTCGAGTGGTTGTATTCCCAGGCACTATGTATCATTGTGCCAGAGCTGTAAGCCGTATCTGCCCAAAAGCGCGTACAACATTGATGTTCAAAGTTACCATCGATCCAAAGGCGTTATACGATAGTGAAACTTTGTTAACTTCGTTCTTAACTGAAATTGGGGCTGATAAGTTACCGCATAAGACAGGGACTCTCTTCGATCACTTAGTTAGAACGTTCCACATTATTAAGTCTGTAGGCATGAATGACATATTAGCACTTGCTGGCGGGCTGCATTCAGTATATAGTACAAACTACTACAAAACGGCCTGTTTACCTTTTACCAGTGAAAAGATATTAGAGACCTTTGGTCCCGAAGTAGACAGAATCGTACGATTATTTTGCACTATAGATAAACCACAAGTATTAGAAAATCCCGATGGGAGCCTGTCAGAACTCGACCTGTTCCTACTCCGTTGCATTGAATGTGCAAACTTATACGATCAGCAATCATTAGACCCCGAAAAATACCCCAACCTATACAATTTTGTACAAGTGTTGAGAACCAACAAAGGATAGATTATGGCAATAGATAAAAGTTTGGCTCAGGCCCCACAAGGTTTAGACCAAGTAGATCAACTAGGTGATCAACCTGCTATGGAAATTGAAATTCAAGACCCTGAAGCGGTGGACATTAGTGGTCCTGGTTTTGATCTTCATATGGAAAAAGATGGAGCCGATGAAGAATTTAACAAGAACTTAGCCGAAGATATGGACGAAAGCGAGCTTTTATTGCTCGCAGGCGAACTTATTGGCGACTATGATACTGACATATCATCAAGAAAAGACTGGATACAAACCTATGTAGATGGTCTAGAGTTACTAGGTTTAAAGATTGAAGAACGTTCTGAACCATGGGAAGGTGCATGTGGCGTATACCATCCACTATTATCTGAAGCGGTAGTTAAATTCCAAGCAGAAACTATGATGGAGACTATGCCAGCTATGGGTCCAGTTAAGACTCAGATTGTTGGTAAAGAAACTCAAGAGAAAAAAGAAGCAGCACTAAGAGTGCAAGATGACATGAACTATCAGATTACTGATGTCATGAAAGAATATCGCCCTGAACACGAAAGAATGTTATGGGGACTTGGGTTAGCTGGTAATGCGTTTAAGAAAGTCTACTATGATCCAGGCATGGGTCGTCAAGTATCTATGTACGTCCCAGCAGAAGATGTGGTTGTACCTTATGGCGCATCAAGTCTAGAACAAGCTGAACGTATTACTCATATCATGCGTAAGACGGAGAATGAAGTTAGACGTCTTCAACATGAAGGGTTTTATCGTGACATTGATTTAGGTGAACCATCTAACACGATGGATGAAGTAGAAAAAAAGATTGCTGAAAAGTTAGGCTTCCGTGCAACCACTGATGATCGTTTTAAACTTTTAGAAATGCATGTTGAATTAGATTTAGCTGGTCACGAACATAAAGATGATGATGGTGAACCTACAGGCATTGCACTACCTTATATTGTAACGATTGAAAAAGGTACGAGCAACATTTTAGCTATTAGGAAAAACTGGAAGGAAGATGATGACTTACAACAAAAGCGAAACCATTTTGTACACTATGGTTACATTCCTGGGTTTGGTTTTTATAATTTTGGTCTTATCCATCTGGTCGGCGCTTTTGCTAAGTCTGGTACTAGTCTCATTCGTCAGCTCGTGGATGCTGGGACATTGTCGAATCTTCCTGGCGGATTTAAAACTCGTGGCCTCAGAGTTAAAGGAGATGATACACCGATAGCCCCAGGCGAGTTCCGTGATGTAGATGTACCATCAGGTGCGATGCGTGACAATATCATGCCACTACCTTATAAAGAGCCTTCACAAGTCCTTATGGCTCTCCTTACTTCTATTGTAGAAGAAGGTCGTAAATTTGCAGGTTCTGCTGAATTGCAAGCCTCAGATATGTCTGCTAATGCTCCCGTTGGAACTACATTAGCGATATTAGAAAGAACATTGAAGACTATGAGTGCAGTGCAAGCCCGCATTCACTATTCAATGAAACAAGAGTTCCAGCTATTAAAAGAAATTATCCGTGATTACACACCTGAGGAGTATGAATATGATCCTGAAGAAGGCGATAGACGCGCTAAGAAATCTGATTATGACCTGGTATATGTATTGCCAGTCTCTGACCCTAACGCTGCAACAATGGCTCAAAAGGTTGTTCAGTACCAAGCCGCCCTCCAATTAGCACAAACGGCACCGCAATTATATGACCTACCACTTCTACATCGTCAGATGCTAGATGTGTTAGGCATAAAAAATTATCAAAAATTAGTTCCTTTAGCAGAAGATATGATTCCTACAGATCCTGTAAGTGAGAATCAAAATGTTATTAAAGGCAAACCAATTAAAGCATTTTTATACCAAGATCATGAAGCTCATATATCTGTTCATCAAGCTGCAATGCAAGATCCAAAAATACAGAAACTTGTAGGATTAGATCCTCAAATGGCTCAGGCTATGCATTCAGCTATGACAGCTCATATTATGGAGCATTTAGGTTTTGAATATAGAAAACAAATAGAACAGCAAATGGGAAGTACATTACCACCTTATCAAGACCCCGATAGCGATACTGGTGAAGATAGAGTTATGCCACCTGATATGGAAGTTAAAGTATCACAAATGGCTGCTCAAGCTGCTCAAAAATTGTTACAACAAAATCAACAACAAGATCAACAACAACAAAATCAACAAATGCAGCAAGATCCAATTATTCAAATGCAACAACAAGAATTACAACTTAAGCAACAAGAGCTACAAAGAAAATCACAAAAAGATCAAATTGATGCTCAATTCCAAGCTCAAAAACTTGCTATTGAACAGCAACGCTTACAAGGTCAGCAATATCAAGCTGGTGCTCAATTAGCTCTTAAAGCTCATACTGATAAAGCTCAAATGGCGCATCAACAAAAAACGCAAGGATTTAATGCAGCGATTGATGCTCATAAATTTCATGTGGATAAACAGCATGCGTCTCAATCATCAAAACAAGAACATATGAATAATCTTCATAATACCTTTAATGATCAAGAACATGAAAAAGCACTTGAAGAATTAAGGCAAAGATCGCAAGACAGACTAGCCCAAGAAAGGCAGACAACTAAACCTAAGGAGTAATAAATGCAAGCGGAAACGCATAATGCCTTG